GTGTAGAAAAGAAAACAAATAGTTTTAAAACTGCTGAAGAGTTTTATGATGCTGAATGCGTTAAAAAACATAGCGATAATCATGGAAGATTAGTGATTGGTAAACATCATTTAATAAATAATGTAGCTACTTCGCAATCAGATTATCCTACAGACAGTAGTACAAAAGCAGAGATACAAGCTTTTTATGATGTTAGAAATATTAATTATAGCGCTAGCGATACAAAAGCAGAACTATTAAGTAAGATAGAAGTAAATGATTTTACTGGCGCTAAAAGTATTAAAAAATAATGGCAAAAGATTCTTTTATCAATTGGGAAAATGCTCCAGTAAAGAAAGAGGGTTTTATAGCTATCTTTATATTTATGAGCGGATTAATTGGAGAAGGTGTTTATTTTTATAATCGCTTTATTACATTGGAAACTGATATGATACAAGCAAATACAAAGATAGAAGAATTACTGTCTAAACATATTGAAGATGAAGAAGAAGAATTTGCAAAGCTGGAAGAACGAGTAAAGTTTTATGAAAAAGAATTTAATATTAATCCATTAAGCTGGAGAAAGAAAAAGAAGTGAAAAAGGTCTGGGACATAGTAGAGTTTATATTAGTTCTTCTTGTTTTTAGCTGTATTGGATTAGCTTTTATAGCATGTGAAGATAAGTATTTAACTGTTGAGCGTAGAGTTGTTGACGCAGAAAACAACATACCAATTTATTTTCAAGCAACAGCGGAACAAGATGGTGTAAATACATGGCGCCCGGTGTTTACATATTATATATATCAAATGCAAGAAGGTGTATATGACGCTTACTTTCATGCTTATATAATGGTAAATGACTCTGTAGTATTCTCTGGAGTTCAGCCTATATCTATTGAAGGCGGAAAAAAGATTTGGGGTGAATATATTGCAGTAGGCGCAAATTTTTCTCCAGAATTAATAGTGAATAGCACTCCAATGGCTTATGTGAGTGTGGAGTATTAATAATATAAATGGGAACAATATATGGCAGAAATGTATGCAGAATATGGCGTAATAGGCGTAGTTGTCATACTGTTTTCTGGAATGCTTTATTGGTTTAGGGGATTTGTAGAAAGACTTGTAAATAATAAGCTAGAAGATTTAGAAAATGAAATTCAACAAAACAGAGAAATAATGATTAAACTCATAGATAGATGGAATAAAGAAACAACTAAAGCCGACAGAAGACATGAATCTGTAATAGAAAACGCTGAAAGAAGACATGAGAAATTAACATTTGAATTGCGAACACAGAGTGAAGCATTAAATTTTTTAAGAGGAAAGTTAGATAAAAGTTGAAAAAGATGAAAAAAACAAGAATCGGACATGGTCGCGGTACTAAAAGTAAATATAAGAATTATCGTGGTCAAGGCGGAAGGAAACGATGAAACAATCTGAAATAGATAATTGGCGTGTTAATATGCAGAGTAGAATGGAAGAATTAACTGTTCTAAATGCAAAACATAATCAAGATATTATGCATGTAAAAGAATCTGTAGATGAATTAAAAGAATTAATCAAAGAACAAAATGGTCGAGTAAGAGAACTAGAAGGTAATATGTCAGGAGTAAGAGCTATAGGAGCAATGCTATCTGTTGTATTTTCTGGTTTATTTGGCTATTTATTTACGAAAGGGTAAAACATGAATCTAAAAGAAATGCTAATGGCGGCGGCGGAAGCTCAAGCTGATAAAGTAAAAGACGATATGATGAGTCAATTAAATTCCGAAGAAATGGAAAAAAAGATTGCCTCAGCTATCAACGCTAAAATAGATATTCCGTTTGTATCGGAAGATAAGGAGCAGATATTTTTTGAAAAAGTCGTTGATGTTGTTACTGATTTGTTGCATGGTCTTTTTGAGGGGAAGTAGTTTGTTAAACGAACCTCAAGTAAAAGATTTAATTAAAAGAGTTCTAGATAGTATGGATTTATACTCTCCAGAGGCTCTAGATTTGGTCTATAAGACTGGAAAAGTAGAAAGTGGATATAAGTATCTACGCCAGATAAAAGGGCCTGCTAGGGGCTTATTTCAATGCGAAGCATGGGTGGCAGTAGATATATGTAAAAACTATCTAGCTTATAGAAAAAAGCTAATGAAGAAGGTTGCTGAAGCTACAAATGTTAAGTTATCTTATTTTGTAGACCCAAAAGAAGAAGACTGGGATTTCATATTAGAAACTAACATAGCCGCTCAGATAGCTATGTGTCGCTTACACTATAGACGCATACCTAAGCCTTTACCATCTAGTCTTGAAGGACAAGCTAAATATTGGAAAAAATACTATAACAGTATGGCAGGACGTGGTACTGTTGAGGATTTCTTGGTGAGGTCAGCCTAGTGCCAAAGCAAACATTTACATTAAATGATTTTTCTGGAGGTTTAAATACAGTTAAAGACCCTAGAGACATTGCTATGAATGAGCTTTCAGCAGCTACTAATATAATGGTAGATAAGCAAGGAGCTATACGAACTGTTGGCAAATGGGTTGCTCATGGCACTGTACAGTCTCAAGCTGCTACGCTTTCTGGCGGTTATGGTATAGCTATATTAGAATCTGATTATGAAACACAGCTTGTATCCTTAACAGGAACTAGCAATTTTGATTTTAGTTCTATAAAAGGTAATGGGAGCGCTATAACTTCGGGTAACGACCGTTACATAACAAGGGCTAATTATAATTCTAGTTTTTCTGGTGATGGCTCTCATGTTACAGTAACTACCACAGGAACTCATGGTCTTGCAGTTAATGATGGTGTATATATTATAGAAACAAGTTCAGATATATATGAAGGAAATCGAAAAGTAACTCATGTTCCAAGTACAACAACATATAAATTTGCTGATTCGGGCACTACTAATCCAACAAATAAAGGCTCTACTTATCACAGGTTAGGTCGTTCTAATCAAGAAGGTGCTAGTGTTCAAGGAGCTGGAGGAGGCTTGGTTCCGGGTAGTGAAATATTAGTTACAGGTAGTGATAATAATGATGGTTATTATACAGTTAAATCTAGCAAGGTAAACGATACTCAAATAATAGTTCAAAAAAATTTAACAGCAGAAGCTGATGAAACTGCTACTATAGTAACTTTACCAAAAGAAGATTATATATTATTATTATCTGATGCTGATAATGGAAAAATAGATACATATTCTAAAAATAAAGATACTTGGACAGCAGACCAAATTACCATTGATTCTACAGGGGGAGAATTAAGTTTATCTACTAAACCTGTTTACTATGCTGTTGATAATGCTGTAAGAACAAGTGATGCTAATTTTGACCTTGGAAATAATACTAAATGGTTTGGCTTTATTAAAAGAACGCATTTTGAAGGAGCTCAAATAGAAGATAAGTATTTAAATTGGTTTGAAAAAGATAATAAACTTTCTCCTCCTACAGATGGAGCTGTTGCTGATACTTATCCATCAAATAATTCAGGTTTTGATTTATATGTATTAACACCAGCAAACACAGACAGTTTATGGACAGCGGCAACATATCAAGTTGCTTTTACTTTTATATATGATGGTAATCAAGAATCATTATTGTATATTCCTTCTTCAAGCAATACATTTGCTGTAGCTGAAGGAGATAGTGTAACTATTGAAGTTCGTGGTCATACAAATGCTACAGGATATAATCCTAGAATTAGCGGAGGAAGAGCTTATGCTAGAGTAAGCGGTTCAGACGACCCTTGGTTTTTATTATGTGATATTGATATGAGAAAGGGAGCAAGAGCTACGTTAGATGGTGATTATTCAGCATGGGTTAATGGAGCTTCGGCAAGTGAAGATGCAAAAACAGGAACAATTACATCTTTATCTCAAAATATAGATACATATGAGTCGTTAAATGGATATGCTCACGATATTGAATCTAATTCTTTAGGAGATGAAGGTGAACAATGGAAAAATGCTGTAGTTGCTAATAGAAGAGCTTTTTTAGCTGGAGTAAGAAGAGTTGATGTTAGTACAGGCTTACATAC